TTAGACCTAGTCTCTTTAGTATCCGCAGGATGTTGGGGAGCAAGATTCTTAATTGCTTTCTTCCCAGTTTGTTTCTCGATCTCACCAATGAAGTCTAGCAACTCGACTTGTTCACCACGTCCGATATTAAATATCTCTCCCGACAGATCGTCATTGTCTAGGACAACTTCAATACCATCTAGGATATCATCTACGTAAGTGAAGTCTCTCTTCATCTTACCGTAATTATACACGGTTATTTCCTTTCCGTCAAGTATATTTTTAGTAAAGTCGAACAACGCCATGTCCGGACGACCCCAAGGGCCATATACTGTGAAGAAACGAAGACCAGTTGTGTTTAGACCAGACGATTGCATCTGACACTCATTCGCCCACTTGGTATAACCATATGCGTTTAATTGTTTACCAGTCTCTTCACCTTCTGTCCACGGAGTCGGGGATCCAGCATATACACAAGACGTTGACGCATATACAATGCGAGTCTCTGGTAGATGTTGTTTACAGATATCAATAAGGTTCTGTGTAGCATCTATGTTATTTGCGTGGTACGACTTCTCCTTTCCCATAGAATCGCGAACTCCTGCCATTGCGGCAAGATGAATAATAGTGTCTGGACGGAAGTCTCTCAATAACGCTTCGAGCTTTATCTCATCCTTTAGATCACATCCCCAGATATCTAGATCGAAGTGTTTCATACGATCTACTTTTAATTCAGGAGTGTATAGATGGTTATTGAAATTATCAATACCTTTCACTGTCAATCCACGTTTCTGTAATCGATCCGATAATTGTGAACCGATAAATCCTGCCGCACCTGTTACTAATACTTTATTCATATTAACTATTCCTGTAAATATATTCTAATGCCCTATCAGCCTCTACGGTCAATGGGCGGTTTTCATACCAGTTACCTGTCTCACGATCAAAATCACGACACATATCTGAGATCTGACTTGCGGTGATAGGGTAACCTTTCGCATATGCATTCCCAGCAACTGCAAGCATAATCTTATACATCTTAGCGTACCAACCACCATCATTGATAGTTTGGTACTCTACACCCAATCGTTTGGGCCAGAACGGACAGTCACGGTATGTCGACCAATTGTAGTCGGTATTATTTAGACTATCCTTACGATGTTGTATAACTGCCTGTTGCATCTCTACAGGTAGTCTGTCTAAGAAAGAATTACCAGTCTTTTCATGGTAAGGATGTTTTGCGATCAACTCAGATGTGTTTAGAGCAGACCCTTGATTAGTAATGAAGAACGAGGTCGCATTAGGGTACTGTGCAGGAACATAATACATACGTGCAAGATCTTTGGTCTGTGGATCTCCCATCTCACCCAGTTCAGTATTCAGTGCATACCAGAATGCCTTGATCCGAGCATTATCGATATGCTCATCTAGTCGAAATACTATTCTAAACTTGAGATGGTCGTCTCTGCTTGATGCAGTATTGTACACAACGTAGTCGTACTGGCCAAAGAGTTTGTGCAACTCTTGGTTAAGGACTCGTACATCGCTAGAGAAATTATGATCATCAACATCAACGCAACACCACCCACCCCAATAGAGAGTAGATTTATTACTACGCGTAGTATCCACTTCGAAAACAGCAGGACTAACAAGAGGACTAGAATTATTTCCACCTTTCTCTCCTTTCTCTTTATACATGTTCTTCAGGACATTTACGAACTTATCCCAATCGTCAAGAACCATATGGCGATGGGTCTTGTTATCGAACTGGTTTTTAAATATAGTTAATTCGTAATTCATGTGGCCATTATACCATAAAGTTTGGTGTCTGTCAACCGAAGAAATCCTCCAAGTATCGTTTGAAAAGTTCGGGGTCATCAACAAACCTCTCGTCCACGCCACGGTAATTCCTTCGGACACTTTTTTTCATGTATTTTTTTAAATGTTTTTTCATAGTGCCCTCAGAAAACTTCAATCTCTTCTTATGAGACCAATCATTATCTTGTGACCATTTATCATTGTCTAAATGTTGTTGGGAAATATCAAAGTCAAAAGAGTCTAGTGGTCTATCACTTTTTCTTCCACCGCCTCTGATAAACATCCTCTTCCCAGAATGCGTATCTGTATGGTTAGTCTTATTATTAGGTATCATCCAAAGAAATCCTCCAATGTGGCACGAGGTTCAGAAACCCAACCGACTGCGTCAAGAATTGGTTCGAGAGGGTCAATGAAAGTCTTACTGAACATTAAGTCGTAATCGATATACTTACCCAGTCCCAGTTCTTCGGGGAGATGTTGAGGATATGCCACAACGTTTTCACCCAGACGATTCGGTACTTTTAGATAGACGAACTTTACCTTCTCGCCTGGCTTGACCAGTTCATATCTATTACCAAGATTATTCTCCTTGATTAGATTGTTATAGCATAACGCACCACGAACGTGTATGGGAGTACCCTTCTTGAAAATAGTCTCTCGGTCTTTCCACTTATCGAGATTAGAGATACCACGGGGCCACGAAACATCTTCGGGTGGTAATGTATTAAACAGAGTCTTGAACTCACGGATAAATCTCTGGGTGGTTTCCTCGGTGCCTTCTACAATGACGCGGAAGATTTCTTTCATCTTGTCACGGACAACCGAAGGAGTCGATGACTTGATTGCCTCGATACCCATCATCTTGAGTTTAGGTTCTGCGTACTGTACACCCTCAGAGTTATGTACATTAAGGATATATCGTTTCTTCGCCATCCAGATACCACGGTCTGCGATTACCTCACGTTCCATCACCATACGATTCTCGTACGCACCAGTAACTTCTGCCATCTCATTATAAGAATTTTCCAGAACTTTCTCGAAGTGCTCGGAACATATCTTGTCAAGAAACTTTACAGGGTCTTTAGGAGAAAACTTATCCACAAGGGCAGACATACGAATGTAGAGAGAATCCGTGTCAATTGCTACAACATAATCTTCATCTGTTTTAAGAAGTTTCTGCATCTCATTATTGGCTGCTCTCTCTGCCCATTTGATTGCAAGTTGCCCTGCAAGAGTAATTGACTCTGCAACACGTTGATCAAAGTAACGGAAGTATCGATTACCGAGCGCACCATAGAGGGAGTTCATAAGAATCTTGATAGCCATCTGTTGGTTGTCCAGTGACGATATCCTATAGGCCAAAGCATTAGTCGGATTCTTCTGATATTCCTGCTGGAGTTTCAACATCTCCTTCTTGATAATACTACGTTCCGTATAGTATTGTTTAATCACCGTAGGAATAACCCCCTCTCTATCATGTGAGAAAGCGACCCCAGTTGGCGCAATAGAGACGTTAGATTCAGAGACCTTGTATGATCCATCAAGGAACTTATCGACGCTTACACCATTATGGAAACCGTCCATCACAGTCTCAGGTGACATGTTATATTGAACAATGATGTTGGGATATAGAGACGCCAAATCAAAAGAGGTAACCCAGTCGTGTGACCCAACTTGAGGTTCTTTAACATAACCGCCCGGATATGAAGTCTTAGGCTTCTCAGATTTGGAAGGGACAACTACCTTCATCTTGTTCAGCATACGGTAAATGATGCTGTCCCAGATGTTAGTAGTACCAAGTGTGTCACCATAGTTAACACCACCACGATATGCCATGGTGAGTACCAGAGTAATCAAGTCGAGTTTCTCATCGATCTTGTGAACCAACTCCACGTCTTTGATGTTATAGTCAATAAACTTTTGGAAGTCGTTTTCATAAAGGGCGTGGAGGTTTCCGTGCTCCTCATAGGACAACTTGCGTTCACCCAAGACAACGTGGGCGATATGGTCTAGACGATAGGATTCTTGTTGACCTAGAGTGTTGAGTGTAAACTTCTTAAAGATCTCAATGTAATCTAGGTGCTCGACACCTTCAATCACGTATTCCTGATTGGCGCGACCTTGAATAGTCACATTACGTTCACGTACCGCGCCCCAAGGAGATAGTCGTTTCAATAACGTGTCATCACCGAACAGGTTAACGCAACGGTTAACGATGTATGGGATATCGAAAAACCGACTGTTCCAACCTGTCAGAATGTCAGGAGCGTAGTGAGACCAGTGCTCAATAAACTTGCGGAGAAGATCCATCTCGTGGTCGCATTTGATATAGAGGACTTCTTCACGAGTAGTGACATAGTCTCCACATGCCCACACCCAGTAGGTGCCATCATTCTTGCGCATTGCAATAGAGGTCACTGGATATGCAGCCTTGCCTGGCTCAGGGAAACCTTCCTTACTATAAACCTCGATATCTATATTGGCAGTCCGGATTAGATCGCGGTCGAAGTTTATCTTATTGGGAAATTGTTCACCGATATACTGGGCAACGTAATTGTTGTTACCATATACCTTGAAGTTATGCACATCAGCATACTTCTTGAGGAAGTCAGTCGCATCAGACATAGAGTCCAAGACGCACTCGGTAACGGGGAGTCCGTCCAAAGTCTTCCACTCAGATTCGTTCTGACTGGTGACATATAGTTTAGGTTGGAAAGGAATGCGTTTCTTGACCTGTAGGCCGTTCTCGTAACCGCGATATAGAATGTGCTTACCCATACGGATAGCAGAAGAGTAAAATTTTGTCATGGTGATATTATACCTAGATTGGGAGAGTATGTCTCATGTGGCTATTATACCTAGATTGGGAGAGTATGTCAAGACATAAATTCAGAAAGATTAGAAGTAGTATTTTCAGTGTACCAGTCGCGGCACATGTCCATAACTCTCTGACGTTTCTTATAGTTTATAATAGGATCGTCCAATAGGGTTTCGAATAACTTATCGATCCCACCGCCCAGTTGTAGATTGATATGGGGCTTGACTTTCCCAAACAGATCTTCAATATTAAATTCTTCACGGATTATATTCTTTTGTTTTGGTTTGTTGAGTTCTTCCCACGAAAACTTCATAAAGAACTCGCGTACGCGTGGGTCTAGATATGGAGTGACATGCACCTTACCATGCTTCTCTGCAAGATTGGTGTGTTGCTGTAGTCCTGCACA